AAGTGATTCCCCAAGATCGGCGCCGCAAAACATCGGAGCGGGCCGAAGTAATAGAAGCACTCCCCCTCCGGAGGGCATCGGCTACGCTGAGCGCGGTGAAGCCGAACGACGCAATCCAAAATCGTCTGGCGAGTCACCGGTTCGGTTCGCGCGAGCCGGTCCGGCCATATGCCCGGAGCGCCTCCAAAATATCGCGCCGGCTTCACCGTCGCCGTCAGTAGGCGAGCTGTGGCGGCGGCACGAAAGGAAAGCCGCGGAAATTGGGGAGGTTGTTGAACTTGGCGTGGCAGGTCGCCTGCGTGTGATCGCAGCCGAAGGCGACATTGAACGTGTCGCCAGTCGCCGGGGCGAAGGGCAGGGGATACATGAGGTTGTAGGCTGCTCCGACCGCAACGCTCCTCACCGTTGCTCGGACATTGGCGTTGGCGCCAGAAGTGAAAGTAAGAGAGCCTTGCGCATCGCCCGCGCGTGCGCCGGAGAAGACGATCGTATTCGAGGTCGAGCCCGGCTGCGCCGCGCCATCAACCGAAAAGGTTCCCCGAATGATGCCGCATCCAGCGTCATACAAGACGTGCAGGCAGGTCGGTGAAAACACGTTCCGAGGCATGTCGAAATCAAGAATTGCCAGGTCGCTGGCGACTGTCACCGTGGCTTGAGTGCGACCAACGTTGTCAACGGTCGAAATTCTTCCTTGAAACATGCGCACGCCGCCGATGACGGCTCCGGCGGGTCCGGAGAGGAAGATGCGGTCCCGAGAGACAGGAGCGCCGTCAAATGCGCCATCACGCAAAGCAACGAGGAATGGCGCTCCGTTGACGACATCCGTTGGCCGAGCGGCAATGGTGATTTGTTGCTTGTCGACCTCGAGGCCGACGGATCCCTTGTACTTGAGGCCGAAAACGAGCGGGCCGTTGGCGAGGAACATGGATCCGTTGAAGCTCACATCATAGTCGACGTTTGTCCAAGTGTATTGAGCGCCGCTCGTAGTGATAAAGGTGAAGCATTCTGCGAAGGCAATTGACGAGTCGGGGGAGGCGCGGACAGTGTTGATCAGGTCGATGACAGCGGTCGAGGTTTGTTTCATGACCAGAGAAAGTCCCGCAGGTTGGCCACAGACAAATACGCCGCTGCGTCTCCGGCCAGAACGCTGGGGGTCCCGGCAACAATCATCAGAGCGCCTTCCTTGAGCTGCGGGTCGCCCGATGAGTGACGCCGGCGCCGGAGGGTTCGTTTATCCGCGTCGGCGAATCTTTTCGTTCATGGGCTAAGAGCGCGTCGAGCGCTCCTGGCCTTGAAGACCAGCAGAGCGTCGGAATAGCGAACTCTTCGTCGCGTGCACGTCGAGTTCGAAGGGTCTCAGCAGGGAAAACGGCCTGAATCAGAACGTCAGGACGTCCGTACCGATTTGAGTTTGATACTGTCGACCCGCCACAGGTTTGACATGAACTCTTCGAAATCCTGATCGTCGGAATCGAACCGGCATTCGAAGGCGTACGTAAAGGTTGCGGCAATCGATACGCCAGAACCTGGCGCCGCCGCGAACACGAGGGAGTTCGGAGCGGACAGCGACCAACCAGACGCCTGACTAACGTTGTTCAAGAGAACATTCGACACACTTGTCACCCAGCCAACCGGCTCGAGGAAAGCGCCCATGAAGCGGTTGAAGGTAAAAATCCGGGTTGCTCCATCGCCTACGGCGAAGGTCACGTTTGTCGCTGCACTGTCTGTTGGATCGGTGTAGAGGAAGGTTCCAAATTGCCCTTGCATTTGCAAGAAGAATCCCATGAGGGCCTGCAAGGAATTGGCGCCAGCTCCGGGATACGACGTTGGCGACGACGACAGGGCGTCAAAGGTTAGCTCAAACTGCCAGATCGGGTTTTGATAGAGAGTATCCCGAACCTCTCGGCCTGAAACGTGGTTCGCGACCAGCGTCGAAAACACCGGCTTTTTGTGAACGCTCCAGCCGAGGCCGGCCAACGTTGGGAACGCGGGCGGCATAGCCATGTTACGGCCTCACCGTCATGAACCGAACTGTCCGAAGCGCCCAAAGCGTAGTCATGAATTCCTCGAAGTCCTGAATGTCTTCCGCGAACCGGCACAGCCAGAGAATGCGAAAGTCGGCGGCGATCTCGACGCCAACGCCTGGCGCCGACATGAATGTAATTGCGGGTAGATATCCATTTGAAACGGACCATCCGCTCGGCTGTGCGACGCCATTTAAATAGACCGCGGCAACGCCAGATGTCCCGTAGACCGGGCCGGTGTAGGGACCGAACGAGACCATCAGTGGGAAAGCCTTCTGCGAGCCGTTGCCAACGCCGATCGCCTGGCCAGTGACCGCGGATAGACCGGGGGGCTCGACCCAGAACGGCGCAGTCGCTCCGCCTGCTTGTTCGAAGAAGCCGGCAATCGCTTGCAGCTCGAGAGACGCCGCGTCGGCACGCAAGAGGTCATAGGTTAGGTCGACATCGAAAAAGGGATTTGCGAACCGCTGAGTTCGGGTCTCTCGCCCGCTCACATGCCGGCCGACCTCTGTGTTGAATTTTGGCTTGATATGGACAGACCAACTGAGAGCCGGCCCGAGCGAGAGTGTGGGGAATTCCGGAGGAGTCGGTGGCAGGCTTGGCGGAGGTGGCGGCAGAACAGCGCGGGTCGTTCCGATCCAGAGACCCTGCGGCCAGTTTCCAGCGTCGCCCCAGGCATTATTCAGGATTGGGAATGTCGGGAATGGCCGCGCATCCGTATTCCAGACGCAGCAGAAATTCCATTTGAGCATCGGCAGTCCACCGGCGCTTTCATTATTCCCGTCGACGTTCCAATACTCGTAGACCGCCTGGAGAGCGAGGGCCTGGAGGGTGTCGTCGCGACGCGGGAGATAACTTAGCTCGTTGGCAGGGTCCCAGATGGACCAGTAGGCAGTGAAGCTCTCCGTCGACTTCGGGTCAAAGAACACGTTTGGTTGATTGGTAGACTTGTCACAGGCGGCGAACCCGTATTCGAGCGTAATAATCGACTTGGCGGCCGGATCCCATTCGGTTTTCGGCCCGTGCGGAGCGAATCCTTGGCCGTCGCCGTTATCATAGACCGCTTGGTGAGTGTTGTTCCACCACCAACGCAACTGCTTGTTGGCAAGGATCTCCTGATGTGGAAAATATCGATTGCGCGCCTGAGTTAGGCGATCGCCTTCCGGCAGCGACACCTGTAGGTCGGTACCCCTTGGGTCGAGACCGCGCCCAAGATTATTGCTATCGTTGTAGAACCAATCGAAATACTGCCCCCCCTCGATGTTGCCTTTGATGTATGGCATCGAATAGATCGTCGGTGGCCCGTTCAAACTCAAGCCGTTTAATTGTGTCGGTCCGGGCGGCCACGCACCGGTGAACTTCGGCTCGTTCCAGTTCGCTGCGTCCAAACCGCCGGAGCCAGTCGTCCAGTCGGTCAGCGGCATGTAGTTGTCGAAGCTAACGAAATCGATGTTCGGATTGGCCCACAGTTGATCGAGATGCGGCCACTGTCCGTTTTCGCCTGCATGTTGCCATCCCATCCAGCTCGACCAGTCGGCCGAATAGGTGATGAGGTTCTCGAGGCTCGACAAGTTTTTCGTAAGTGCTGCACTGTCGAAAGTGGAGCGGACGTCATTGGCGAGGGCGTTCAACTGCGCGACCGCCGGGTAGTCCCAGACTGCATTGCCTGAACCGTCTACGGCGCCCGGCTTCGTCCAGGCCGGACCGCGTAGCATCTCAAGGCCACGAAGTTCCGAGCCGATCACGAACAAGTTCACCCCGCCGGCGACTACGCAGAGGTTCGCGTAGTGCAGGATCATGCGGCGGAAGGTCCAATCGAACAGGCCTGTCCCGCCGACATAGTTGACCGTCAGGTTGGCCGAATCTCGGACGAAATCGCCGACCGACGCGCTCCCCATGAAGGATGCGACATCATTTGTCGCCGTTTGGGTCAGATCGCCCGGCGAAGTGATGCGTCCGCGCCATGGGTATCCGGAGCCTGTGCCGAGCAAAAACGGATAGAAGACGACGTTAAAACCGCGACTTTTGAGATCGCGGATACAGCGCACGACACTGGGATCGCTTGGTGTGCCGCCATACGCGAAATTGGTTGATCCAGGCAGCGAAGGGAGCGGGATCAGGCCCGGAAAGTCCTGCTCCGTTAGGC